ATCATACAAGTTCATATATTCGTTTGCAAGTTTTGCAGCTTTTCTAGAATGACCATTAACCATAACCGGATCTTCTTGAATGTGTTCTGGAAGATCTTCGGCGATTGCTCTCCAATCTCTTAACAACGAAGACATTTTTCCAAGAACTTCTTTAATCTTTGCTACTGTTTCTCCTTCTCCTTCAGCCGAATGTTTCTTTCCCATACATTCTTGACTGCAAAATTTTTCCATTTCTTCCGAACTCTCTTTCTTTTTCTCCATCCAACCGGCTTTAACATCCTTCGGTTCTTTCGAACCACAAACACTACAAGTGACATCGGTTGCAACAACGGGATGGTCCATTTCGGTCTTTACCACTTCCTCGCACGAAGGATCTTCGCACATATACTCATCTTTTGAACCACGTACAAGTTGCATTGGCTTCTTATGCTTTGCACAAACGGGAATCTTCACTTTGTTTCCTCCTTTAAACGAAATGCAACCCTACGTAATTTTAGTTCGGAAGCAAACTTCTTGACTTCTTCAGCACCATTAGTTCTAAAACGTTCGATAACCGCCCTTCCATATATCATTGGGTTAGCATACCAACCAGAAGGAAGATCGGAATGGACTTTACCTAACATGATATCTTCTAACTGATTGCCCCAAATCTGTCGCAGAGTAGCTTTAAGAAAATAATTCTTGCCGTATTGAAAGATCCAGTACGAATCGTCAATCTTTGCCTTCTTAAAGAAAACGGCACGACCAACAACCGACTTAGAAGGATCGATAGAAGTTGCCGTAACAGATACTTCTTCTGCTTTTTTGTTCCCTTTTAACATTCTCGTTAATCGAATAAACTCAAAAGCAGAAAGTTTCTTGAGACACGAAGCAAGAACATCATCAGGACTATCTCCCGTCGAAATCAGAGATTCCTGTAATGAAGCGACTAACAATCGCTGATCCCCAACTAGCTTCTCTTCGGGTGTCTTCAAAAGCTCTTCAGCATTCCAACTAAGAGAAGCGAAAATATCTTTTACCATTGCTTTTTTCTCAGCCGGATTCAACACAATTCCAACACCGGTGAAAGTTGTTCCTTCGTTTATGGAGTAAGCAATCTTCTCTACTCCATCAACCATAAACTTTTGACCGGGATGTGCAAGATGATAGCACTTCGGATCATCGTTCGTTCGCATAGTGTGACCGCAAACTGAACAAATGGAACGTTCAACAAGTGATTCCATTGATACTTTGTTAAGAACCTTTGTTTCCACCAATCGAGCGATTTCCGGATGCAACTTCTTATCAATAGTTCCGAGAATCTCGACGTAACACTCTCCTGTTTCGGCATCGTCAACAAGGTATGCATCCACAATACGACCGACAATGTGCTTCTCGTCAGTTTTGTGTTCATAATCAACGTGACCACCCTTAAAACTAGCGTAGCATCGTTTGATTTCGTCTTTTGAAAACCTATCGCCATTGCCGTTGATTTTATCAGCATAAACGGCAACAGCACGAAAATAAACGTGCTCAGGAGAAAGATCAACTAACTCTTTCGAAGCAAATTTTACAATCGGACCTGAGGTATCAACGATAGTTGCATCAAGAAGAGTACCGAATTTGTGAATCATACGTTAGCTCCTATTCCAACGTTACATCTGATAAACCTGGTCCTGAAACAACCAACTTACAATTACAATCAACGTGCGACTTTTCAAATTTTGGAGCGTTATGAACCAATCCTTCTAAAAACTGATCTATAGTCCAACTTTGACGATCCAATCTTCGGCATTCATCATCTTTTGCATCTGAAGCATTCCAAGTAACCGTCGTATATCCCAATCCTTTTAACTCTAACAGTTGATCCGCACTTTCATCTTGTCTCGCTCCAACTATCCTTCTTTCTTTCTTATCAACTATCGAATGCACATAGAGTCCGATCATCTTCCTTCTTCCTTTTTCTTTCTCATGCCTTCAAGTAAAAATCTTTGTCGATCGGCACTAGGTATCGGAGTGAATTTAGCCTTTCTCAGTTCCGAAATTGCTTGTCGCAAAAGTTCATTCGCGTAACTTTTCAGAGATCTCGAAAATTGTTTCTCTGCTTCGGGATATTGAATGCTCATTCGTCCGCAATCAAGAGCTCTTCCAAGCAACATCTCCGTAGTTTTCTTCAAAAGTACTTCTAAAGGAATATCCGGATCGGCGACGACGTCATAAAATGATTCGTTTGGTTGCTCCATTCTTCTCTCCTCTTTGCATAAAAAAAAGACGCCTCCTAATAAAAGAAGGCGTCTCTAAATGCTTCTAACGAAGCTGGTCGAGACTGCTCATCGAAAATACTGCATCAATAATACAGTTAAATTCTATTTACGCAATGACATTTTGGACACTCAACTGAAGCATCCCCACTAGCGACAACTCTCATTCCGCTTTTTTGAAGAGTATAAGCTTCTCCGTCACGCTTTGCAAGTAAAGTTCCACACTTTTCACAGCGTTTAACGTTATTCTTAGAATCTATGTTTTTAAAAATCTTTGAAAACTTCTCGGGGTCAGATGTTGCCTCAATGATACTCTCTTCGGAACCGTGTTTTATAAGTGCCATAAATCCTCCAAATTATACAGCAGGTGCAGTTGCTAACTCAGTAGGTCCACCGGGTGTTGTGGGTGTAGTAGCTGGAGTTGGTGCGGCACCAGGTAAAGTTTCCGCAGGATTAACATTAGGAATAGTTGGTTGCTCTTCTACCGGAGTAGATGTTTCAATAGGAGCGGTAGATTCTGCTGGTGCTTCGGTTGCTCTAAAATTAACTTCTTCAGGAGCAGCGTTTGGTGTGCCTGCAAGTTGTTCAGGAGTCATTCCTATCGAAGCTTTTGGCAATCTCTTTCCATCTCCTTTATCAAAAATGCTTCCTACTTCTTTTGCTAGTCTTTCTTTTTCTGTTTGATAGTCAAGGTGAGGATAGTAGTCAAAAAGAGTTTGAGTTGAAACAGCACCTTCTTCCCATAGCTCTTTTATCTCTTTTCTTTCGGTCGCCTCACGTTCAACATCCAACGATTTTTTCCATCGTATTTTTACTTCTGGTCTTACTAACTTCTTTCCTTTGACTACCTGAATGTCGTTCCACTCTAGAAGAGGGTTAAAAAAGCATTCCACTATAAAATCTTCGAACATGTCTCTTACGCTTTGGTACATCATTATCATCTTGTTAAGGGACATCGTTCCGGCCTGAGAAAACTGGATTCCCTCACCAAGAATAATGTTTTTATTCGTACCGAGTCCGACTAATATCTGATCTTGAATGTAGTCATAGTCGTCTTTGATCGGTAGGAGTTTACCCATTACACCGAAAGCTTCGTATTTAAGGATTGGTGCAAAAACGATAGAGAAAGGTGGATTTTGCAAAGCCTGATTGATAAGAGCAGTTACATTCGCAATCGCTTGATCGTCAGGCAAAATACCTTTGTCCACATCTCCGAGTGACCAAAATTCGATTGGATAGTGAAAACGTTTGGCGATAGCGGATTGAGCAAGACGAATCCAATCTTGGTAAATACACACCTTCATTATGCATTGAGTAATTGGAGTTCCCCTTGTCGCGCTAGGATCAGTTAGGTTACCGCAAAGGAAAACCCTATCCTCAGGAAGGGGGATTCGTTTACCTTCTTTCATCAATTGTCGTATTTCTTCTGTATATTGTTCCATCTCCTTCTTGTCATTGTCGGAGTCCGAATTTGCTTTCATCTTCATTTCTTCAGTAGTTACGAGGTACCACTTCTTTTCGTCACTGAAGGGTGAAGACTCTACTTCAACTAATTCCGGTTCAAGAAGAATCATGTTTTTCCAAATCCAACGTGGCTTACCATCATCCCAGGTTCCACTCTGAACTTTATTTCCAAAGGCAATAAACTCTCCAAACTTCCACCATGATAAAGAAGCTCGTACCATAAATTTAAACAGATTGAAGGTTTTGGAGAAGGCTACGCTTTTAAGGAAGTCGGTAAGATCGGAGACAATAGTAACAATATCGAATTTCGAAAGAGGGAAAAGAGCGTGCATGTTAAGAATAGATTGGATGTATGGTTCAAGGTTATAGAAGATACGACAATTGTGACTTACAATAGGAGTGCAAACGGTGTTGTCTTCCGTTGTAATGTCATAGATAGTCCCCGAATAAACTTTACGAATTAATTTTCGAATTGGAACATAAAAGTTATTTTCATCTTCCTTTCGATAAATAATAGTTCGTTGACGAGAGGTAGAATATTCAGGAAAAAGAATTTTGGAATAAGGATATGCAATAGAAATTTCGTGAACGTTTTCGTTAAAGTGAGAAATCTTACCTACTATAACACATTCTTTTCCTTTTTCATTGCCCTCTTTGTGTGTAAAAGGAATGCCAATTTTACTGAGAAGTAGTTGAAGTCCCCAAGTGAGGTTCGTTGAACTCATTTGAAGACTGACTTCACCAGTTGGACGATCAATCGATCCGTCCCCTTGAAAATATGCCCTAAGAAAAGACTTAACACAATCCGTAGGAGCGGAAAGAATCCAAGAAGGCAATCGTTTGTTTGTTGCACCATGACCGAATTGTGCTAGAAAAAACTTATTCAGATGTTGCGAAAGTACTTGAACAACCAAACTATGTACTTTTTCTTCAATAAGAAACTTGCACTCTACTCCGAATGTTTCAAACAACAACTTCTTCAATCTTTCAGCAACCGGCATTTCGTTTTTTAAATTTAACGAAAAACAAACAGTTGACTTTTGTGACACACAACCTTCGGCAACAAACCAACCTAAAATTTCAAACAACTCGGGTGTGATAGGAATAAACCGTGGATATGCCTTAACAACTTTGCTTTTAACAAAAATTGTATCATCAGTTATTTGGGTTTGCCCTGTCAAACAATTTCTAATAAATGATTTCTCACTTGCATATTTCGCCATATCAATTGATTCTTGCGATTCGTGCAAATATTTTGGTGCAACAACCCAATCACTCAGTTGTAATAAATCAGCGGAAACCCATTGCATCTGATCCTTCATAGGTCTTGTTTTGTCGTAGGTTTCACGTCGAATAGCGAGAACAGGATGGTAATCTGTAACAACGGTTGCAGGTAAACCAAGGGGTTTAATTGTTACTGAGGTGCCAGTCCATTCACGATGACACTTATCAACAACCTTTTGAAGCCCGTTCTTTTTTGAGGAAAGAATTTCTTCGCCTACCTCAACATCTTTGATAGATTTGACCGTTCCATCTCTTGTATATAGTTTTGTATCAGCAAGAAAAGTCCATTTCAGCAGCTCCTGCCGTGTCTTCGGTAGGAGCCAACTTTCCTGTGTAAGTTCGGGTGAGTAAAACCAAGAGGGAGTTGACTGTACATTAGCAGCACCCTGATTTGCTTCTTTGTTCAAAGAAGCGGTTTTTACAATCGCTCCACCCTCCTGTTCTATCTTTGCTTCGGTTTTTACAGCAACAGAAGAGTTGTTGCTGGGGGAAGAAAAGAACTCGGCTCCTGCTACAACCGACTTTCCTGGACTGCTTGAAATTCCGACATTTGTAGTCGATCCTTTTGGAAACAGATATCCCCCCTCTTTACCCCACTTCATAATTACCTCCGTTAGCTTCCACAAATCTGAATTTGACCGTTTTGAACGAAAAAGTGAGCTTTACAACCTGTCGTTACCAAAATCGAACTGCTTCCAGCAACCAAACTTAAATCAGAATAATTTGTTCCTTTTAAATTCCATCTCCCCGGTCTCGGATACGTTGTTTGAGGAACCGAAGGTTTCCAACAAACGATAGAGTGAGTACCCACACCACCACTATTCTTTATAAAGCAAACTGGACAAAGAAATTGTATTCCATCGGCTTCGACAATAGTATCAACATATTGTTCATAACTATCATCTATTCGTTTTAAGAACTGTGGTTCCAGTTCGATTAGTTTCATTGAAGCTTATCCAAATTCTCAGCAACCTCTCTTTTTTGCAATTCTAACTTTATTACTGCTTCAACTAACAGATAATGGGCATCTTGAGCATACCTTCCACTTACCTCGAAGTTTCCATCACGATTAATCCTCGTACGAATCTCATCACACACCTTAGAGCATTTTTGGATTTTTGCTATTTCGTCATCAATAATTCGAGTAATATCAGGCATATGGGCGTCTCCGAGTAGTTTCTGCAAAAATACTACTTACATAAGACGTCTAACTTCTCCCATTCACCTCTCACTAAATCAATTCGACCTGTTTTATTAAGGTTTTCGGTAAACATCTTTGCTTCTTCGTAATTCGCACACCTACGATAAAGATCGTTAATGCAATCATGTATCGTCCACATAGCGCCATCTCTCCATGCTTTCATTTCAAAACGATTTTTTATCTCTTCCATTATTTATCTCCGATTCGTTTTATGGGTTGTGTCCGTCCACGTTTATACCATTCACTATCGGTAATTCCTTTAAGTCCACCTCCTCTTCTTCCACTTTGAGATTGATTAATTCTTGTTGCAACAAATGCTTCAAAGGCGGATACTTGAGACATCGAAGAAGGAGCCTGACCTGGATTTGAGGCAGAGTATACTCCTCCTGCTACACCTTTTGGTATTTGATACGTCGAACCTGCTTGAGACGAAGGAAGAAGAAGAACACCTTTGTCTGCGGCGTATACTGCAAGGATATCAGAGTTGAAGATGTCGTCGTGGAATGTGTCTTCTTCACCTTGATCGTCGACATATTTGGTATCGGGAGCTTCGATAATAGAATTCATCCCCGAACCCGCTCGTTTTTCTATGATACAGCACTCGTCGAATCCCGCCTGCATTTCCTTATTACTTGCGGTTTGATCTTTGTGAGGATACTTTACTCTCTCCGAACGCAATTCAAAGGTAAAATGATCAGCCATTGCGTTTTTGAAGTTTTTCCCACCACTGTTGGGTGCGTTCATGTTGTACTGAACACCTTCAATGGGTATTCCTTCCTCCTTGAACTCCTCAACGATGTTGATTCCGATATTAGAATAGTCAACGAGTCCGAAAATGCAAGGAAACAGACCATCACGTCCAACAATCTCAAAAATCTCTTTCTGCTGTTGAATGATGTTTCCTTTCCACCTCTTACAAAACACTTTCTCCTTTATCCCATCACGTTTACGATAAATCGAAAGTGCGGTGTAATCGAGAAATTTATGACCCGGTCTTGGACTACCACCAGCAGTATCAAGTCCGAAAAAGTATACTTCGCCAGCAAGAGCACGATTGAGGATGTTGTGCGTTCCTCCGAGTAACTTCATCTGATCTTCTTCGTTGAGAAGAAGTTCAATACTAGCAACCCACTGACACATAAACTGAGTGAGAAAATCGGCTTCAAGAACCTCCCCATCTGTCCAAAGTTCAGGATGATTGGGAAACAGTTTTTCTTTTAAGGAACGAGGCATTAAAGTGAACGTCATTTTTGGATAGTTTTTGCCGTCTATGTTGATGATTCCAGGCAAACATAGACGAGAGGATCTGGTCCAATCCATGACGATTTTGACGTACAAGTCGGCCTGCATACTACGATAAAAATGATTCTTGTAAAGAGCGACACCGGTTTTGATTAATCTCGCTATTTTGAAGCTACCTAACATAGGTACTATTTTTTGCGAGATAGAAACGTCAGGTGTAAGATGGCTTTCATCGTTAAGGACCACGTGAAAATGGTCGCCCTCTGAAAGTGTGGCGACGTTACCAGAGAACGCCATAATAAATGAACCGTTCTTGAACGGGATAAGCGAGTTAGTGATTAACTTCCAATCGATCAGGTTTTGAGTTTCCTGAGGAGCCTTACGCAGTATCCGTAAAATTTGTTTTATTAATTTTTGCGCTTGTTGTTCTTTCGGCGCAGTCACTCCTACGAAAAAGTCTGCATTTTCTACGCAGAGATCTAGTAGGCCTAAAGCATCACAAAAGGTTTTACCTACGCCACGTGCGCAACTAATGGCTAAATAGGGAATATCATTATCGATAATAGCTTCTACTAGTTCTACCTGTTCGTTTTCCAAAACAATATTATACGTCGTTTCAAATCTTTTTTTAAGTGAAAAATTTACTGCAAGTTTTTCGATAAAAAGTTCGACCGCGTAGTCTGTGAGATTTTCAATCATCTTTTGCATCCTATAACTTAGTGGTTTTTCTTTCTCTTCTTTTTCTCCCACCCTTCCCTCATTCTCTTTCGAGTTTCTTCTGTCACCACATGTCCCATTAGTGTTTTGGATCTCTTCTCACGAGTTTCTAGTGTCGGTTTAAGTCCCATGTGAGAATCATGCTGTTTCTTTCGTGCTTCTGGTGTTCTTTGACATACTTGTTGAGCTTTGGATAATCTTTTGTGATACTCAGGCGTTAGTATTTGATTCTTACAAATTTCTTTGTGAATTTCTGATAATTGCTTTCGTATTTCTTCAGTACGCTCGTAACTAGGTTTTCCTTTTAATGATTCCGATATCTTCTTCAAAGTTTCTTTTGTATGATGATATCCATGCATTCCATCTCCACCTCTTGTCAGGTTGTAACCGAAGTCGGTCCAAAAAGAATTACAAAGATCGATGTAGTAAACTTCCCAATAGTCAAGTTCTTCCTTCGAATTGCAAACCTTTATAGTTTCCCACTCAAAATTTTCAGGACCATAAAAATAAAGAGCATGTTGAAAATAACGACCCTCTTTACTTTGCAAGATAGATAAGTGCTCTCTCCTTCGTTCCTTAAGGATCTTCGTCGTTTGACCAACATAACACTTTCTGTTTATCTTGTTTCGTGCTCTGTAAACTATTCCGAAGTATTCAGTCGTCGCTTTGTTCATCTCAAC